ATGTTAGCAACAACTCCAACGCAAAAAATAGCATCAAATAAATTTCGTAATGATATCAATGGACTTAGAGCATGGGCGGTCATTGCCGTTGTTCTGTACCATTTTGGTGTGCCAGGGTTCTCGGGTGGTTTTGTCGGTGTTGATGTTTTCTTTGTCATATCCGGTTTTTTAATGACCCGGATCATCGTTTCCGGTATGGAGTCTGGCAATTTTTCATTCTTACAGTTTTACCTAGCCAGAGCGCGAAGAATTATTCCCATGCTTTTGGTGCTATGTTTTGCGCTATTAATATTTGGTTGGTTCTGGCTGCCTGAACAGAATTATAAATTGCTAGCAACCCATGTAGTTAATACACTTTTTTTTATATCAAATATTAAATTCTGGCGTGAATCGGGCTATTTCGATGCGTCCTCACATGAAAAGTGGTTGTTACATACCTGGTCACTTTCTGTGGAGTGGCAGTTTTATATTATTCTACCGATTATCATTTTTGTGCTGTGGAAGTTCATCAATTACAAGGCCGTTAAATTTGCCTTATTCGCACTAGGATTTCTATCACTGTGCCTTTCTATCTATGCTTCACAGCGCTGGCCGTCAGCGGCGTTTTACCTTCTGCCAACCAGAATGTGGGAAATGCTAGCTGGGGGGATGGCTTGGTGGGTAACACGTAGAAAGGCCATGCCGGAGACTCTGGCGCGATATACAGAAGTTATCGGTATAGTATTTATCTCTGCGTCAATTGTGCTATTTAACTCATCAATTGTTTGGCCCGGTTCAAATGCGCTATTACCGGTAGCCGGTGCAGTGTTGGTACTGATTTCTGAGCGGCAAAAATCAATTTTCACCGCTAATATTATCGCTCAAAAGTTGGGGGCCAGTTCCTATTCTATCTATTTATGGCATTGGCCTATTGTCGTCGCATTAACTTATTTAAGTTTACTCAGTAACTATAAATGGGTGCTGCTGGCTTTAGTTGCTACCGTGATATTAGGTGAATTATCCCTTAAGTTGGTGGAAAATCCATCACGGAAAGTTTTCGCCAAATTATCCACCACCTCTAACCTGGTCTATATATCACTGTGTACACTAGTCGTTGGTGTGCTGGCACTGACAGTTAGGCACAGTATGCTCGATCGCGACATTATGGCAGATAAAGAAACCGTTGAGCTTTATGCAAAAATACAATCATTTCATGTAATGCCAAACCGAGATAATGGTTATTGTTTTTATAATGTTGACGGTGAGTCCGACCCCATCATCTCAATGGAAAAATCAGTGTGCAAGCTGGGGATTAAGTCATTGAAGCCAAAAGGTCTGCTTTTTGGTGACTCTTTTGCCGGGCATTATGAACCCTTCGTCGATGAAGTCGCGAAGAAACTCGGTATATCAGTAGATTCCGTCACCACTAACTGGTGTTTCCCAAGTTTAACGGATTCCACCAATGGCACTAAAACACGAGTGGCCTATAAGCAGTGCCTGTTAAATAGAGAATATCTAAAAGATAATATTTCAAAATATGATTTCGTTATATTTTCTGGCATCTGGTTTGATTTATATCGCAAAGGTTATCAAAATGAAATTGTTGATGTGATTAAATATGCCAAATCTAAAGGGGTGAAAGTGTATGTAATGGCATCCCCAACACAATACGATATCAATGTTTTTGCTAATTTCATCGCTGCGGGAGTCAATGATTTACCCTTTAGATTAAAAGGTAATTCCAATAAAAAAGATGATGACACCCAAAAGATGGATATTATCTTCTCGCAATTAGAACAAGATGGGTACATAAAATTCATCAAAAAAGATGACATATTTGATGAAAGTGACTCATACCATTACAACGGAATAGAGATCCCCTACTCTCTTGACGGCGCTCATATCTCAGTCGACAGTTCATTGATGGCTGCCAAGCGATTTATTGAAACTGGTGTCTATAAAAAATACTTTTCAGATACGAAGTGAATAAAGATTTTCATAAACAATATGAGTTCACTTCATTCATCATATGCCGGGCAATTAAGCCCGGCTCTACTACATACGACTATTTTTATATCGGCCATACAGGTATGTGGTAACCATGATTCACCGCTTCAATCAAAAGCCACCGTGGTAACTCCGGTAACTCAACTTGCGGCCAGTTGGTCAGTGTTGGCCATGAGCGATAAGCTGCACGGGTGGCGATTAACTCACTACGTTGCGCCTCGGTCAGTGGCTTATCATCAATGCAATAATCAACAATTGTCATGGCATCGGTTGCCGCAATAAAGGCATCACGATAGCGGCGGGCTGTTGCTGTGATATCATCAGCGGTAACAATAGGGGCAGGAATATCTACCCACACTGGCATTCCCTTTTTATTCGCGCCGCGCTTTTTCCCAATTGGCTGTTTATCAGAGAATTGAGCGTAAACATCATCATCAATTTCTACTAAATCACCCGGTAATGTCCCGGCGTCTGCGTAAATCCCTAGCAACTCTTTCGGGTAAAAGCTCAGTGTTGTGGCTGAGAAAAAGTACATGATGGCTCCCTATTTAAGCGCCAATAGCTAAAATTTGCGGATAAACTGACGTGCCAGACGTGCCGCCGTTTGGTCGTTGCAACATGCATACGGCAGATGAATTTGACCAGTTAGCAACTTGATAAAAAACATCATTATTCCAATTTTGGTCCGGGCATTTTGTTGATGCATACACCATGAAACATGCGTTCGGGAACGCAATTGGAAAATTAGTAACCACATTTTGGGTTTCGTGTATCACGCCGGGGCCAGTACACCACTGGATGAGTAACCCAGTTGCTGAATCTCTAAACCATCCATTCCAATCTTTTGAGGCGGTATTTCGCATGTTGCCAATATAGGTAGATAGTGCCCCACCCCATACAGTGCCGTGAACATTACCATCTACCGCTAATGTTGCGTGCCCCTCGGCGCGGCCCTCACCAGCTATCAGGTCACTTTTTGACAGTAATCGGGCTGCACGTATATCACTGCCAGCGGTTAATGCGCCGGGTAACTGAACATGGGTGCTTTGGCTGCTAATAGCATTCACTATCCGGCTATCATCGCCAGCGGCGACAGTACCGGTAGTTTTTCCGATATCCAGCACTGCCGCCCCTTTAAGCCCTAAATTGGTTCGTGCGGCGGTTTTATCTGCTACATCGTTGAGGTTTTGGTTTTTCTGTAATGCATTGGTGGCAATGGCTGCGGTATCCGTTAAGCCAAGGTTAGCAATGGCGGCAGCTATTGCCTCTGGTCCTGCCGCCGCGATTTCAGCGAGGTTATTAGCCGTTTGCAAATAGGTGCTGTCCCCCTCTTTACGCCACACACCAATATCTAATGTGCCAGTGGGTTCTACGCCGGTATTTTCTGACAATGCAATATAGCTATTGCCGCCGTGACTCACTCTTGCCCCTGCCTGGTAGGGAGCATCAGTAAACCAAATTAGCTGCCCAAGATTTTGCAATTCCTGCAAGGCTAAATCCACTCGGTTATGCCACCAGTTTTCCCACTTGGCCTCGGGCGGATCTTCGGATGCGCCGCCTGCCCAGCCACGCGCAATCAGGCCGTCGCCGGGGCGTTCAAATTGCGCAGGCACACTGGCCCACGGCTGATTAAAGCTGTCATTTCTGGCCATATAGTGGCTCCAATTAGATATAAGCGCCCATGCCGTATGGCTGAGCGTCGAAGGTGCCTTTATAGGCAAAGGGATGATGGTTAACGCGGATTAAGCTGGCTTTGACGCCTTGCGGTCGGGGGATTAAATCAAATAGCTGAATAAGCACTAAGACATTGGCGGGGATCGGTTTGTCGACCCAGATAGTTTTCATGGTCATATCCTGCCCATCGATGATGGCGGAATTAACATCCAGAATGTAATCAACGGCAGTTTTGATTTCATCCAAGGTGGCGTTGGTGTTGTTTTTCTGGATCTTGGCTTTGATTAATACGCGATAGAGATAATCCGACACCGGAACTTTGCCGATTTGTTCATGCGGCGCTTTATACGGCGCGACATTATAGGGCTGTGCGCCGCCGGTACCGTTATAAGCAAATATCGATAAGTAATCGCTGCGGATGAGCGGCCGCTCAGTAAATCCGGCAATGCGGCCACAGATATCCAGTTGATCGCCCTCGGCATTATCAATATCCAACAGGTTATTGATTTTAGTGATCTGCTCTTCCAGTGCAGATTGGCTGATGTCCGGTAAAATACTGATCCATTCAAGCAGTTTCGGCGCATTTTTATATTGCAGGTAAATCCGTGACAATGCTTTTTTACGGTGGTTATACATAGGCCACCTCGATATTCTCAGTACTGAACACCCCGAGCTGATTAAAGGCTATTCTCACTGCACTCTCATTGGCCTGCTCGACAGCAGTACCAACGGTAATCGCATTCACAAAACCATTACCGGCCACCAGATAATTGACTGGGGTAAATAAACGGCCCGCACCAATACTTTCACCAATTTTAAAGCCCAACTTAGAAAAGCCATTGGTCTGATCAAAACCGATAATGCTGTAATCGACAATCGCCTGTTTTATCTCTTCGTCAATAAATTCGCTATTACTGGCGATCTCAACCCGTACATAAACCGGTATTAGTTGGGGGCGAAAAAAGGTTACGGTGATCGGGTTACCTTTTGGGGTAACAGTATCCAACGAGATTTTATTAGGGAAAGTGTTATAACGGTTTAACCCACAGCCGGGGCTTTTATTGATGGCAATACTGTTAATAACATCCTCGATGCTGCCACCATCAACAAATATCGCCATTGAGTGACCGAGCACCCCATTCTCGTCGGCTTGATCCTCAAAATTTTCATAAATCCGCGCTCGTTTAACATCATCAATATTGACCAGCGCCGCATAAATATTATCAATCTGATTGGAGCCAGGTAGCGCCACTGATTCATTGCGTCGGATGCGAAATGCGTTATTGGTTTCTTTATCCAATCCCATTGACGCTGCAGTGTTATTTGTCACCGCCGTAATGCCGCCGATCGATGTGGCAATAATGGTCAGATTATGACTATTGGCCCCCTGCGCCCCTGCCAGCGTACAAGTGACATTCACCGTCGCATTCCCTGCCGCGTCAGTAATAACATCACCATCGGTCGCCCATAAGGTATTAGTCGCCCTATTTCTGATTAATGTCCCGGCATTAATTGGAGTAAAAGCGATACCGTGAAAATTAACGGTGGCGGTTGAATAGGTCGCACTTTTGCGTTTGATTCCAGCGAACGCAGCAATGCGGTCTAATTGTTGGTCAATCGCTGAGTTGGGATCAGCGGCGTGATAAGCATTAATTACCGCTTCATCCAGATTGGCTAATGCCTCACACCAGACCGCTATTGCCAGACCATCTGGTGATTCAGGATTAATATTCCAGCCGTCATCAATAGCAAGATAGCGCTGGCGCATAGTATCCAGATATTCACTCAGCGTGGTGCCGCTGGCCCCGTCACGATTAATGGTTGCCATTAGATAAGATCCTCCGTGAACAGGAAATCGAATGCATCGTTATTAATATCAATCACCGCGGCAAATATCGTTATTTTGCGATTCTTCATATTGAGATCCATTTCAAAGCGGTTAATGGTAAGTACGCCTTTGGCCGCCAATAAGCGCTGTTTAATATTGGCTTCGGCAATATCGCGTGAAGTTTTGCCCAATATGCTTTGGAACCACGGAGTTCCCTCGGTGGCATCAAGAAAATACTCGCCAAGAAATAACCGCAGGCAGCAGATCATGGCTTGCCGGGTTTCTTCTTTACCGTTAGCAAACTGGCTGCCGTGGGTAACAATGTCGCCATCTTGGAAATTGCGGATCACAGTGCCTCCGGAAACAAAAAGCCCCGGCATAAGCCAGGGCGATAATAGGTAGGGTTCAATCAGGGTAATGAGCTATTGCGGCCCATCAGTGCGATCATTGCCGCGTTGCACGCCGCCGTGGTCGTGGTCACCAACTTCCAGCTCGCCAATCGCCAAGCCACCTTGGGTAACCTCAGTACGGCCATTAAGGGTGGTTTGCCCATTATTGGTAAACTCTGGGCCGCTATAGCTCATGCCAGATTCGGTAAGCGCCAATGTGGTACCGCCAGCCGTCAAAGTCATTCCGGCATCAGTGAGGTGAATACGCACCCCGCCACTTTTGTTACTTAAACCAATCCCCTCGGTCGGCAAGCCCACAATCGCGGTTTGTTGTGAGCGGTAGCCAGGGGCAAAGAAAGCATCGGATGGATTAAACATCCGTGCATCCAATGGTTCTACCGGCCCACCCTGACTAAGCCAATTATCGATAGAACGCTGGCTGAAATGAATGTAACCCTCGGTACCCGCTGGCAATTCATGAAAAACCGTCCATTCGGCGCTACCAGAAAATTGCACTGGCACATGTTCGATAACGGGTAGTGTCTTAAATTGACCGTCACCGACATGGCGCTGAATGCCGCACTCCACCACTGCGCGTTGTAGATCGGCGTTATAACTAATGACTTTACCAGGCATGCCGATCATCAGGTCACGCACCATATCGCGCTTGAGCAGCATCATGGTGCTATACAGCGGGTTGCTCTCAATCATCATTACCTCAGGGCATTCGCCATTGACTGATCAGCGTGGTTTTCCATGTATCACCCCATAAAGTACCTTCGTGGTAGGTACGCAGCACATTAAACTGGCCGGTCTGCTGCTGAATATTCGCCAAATTATTGAGGTCGGTGTTATACATGCCGCTAAAATTAATCGTCCAAAAACTCGACGTAACATTAATCACATCGGCCGGCTGAATTTGATGATTCATTTTAACGTCAATTTCCATGGTACTGAGATACCAACGCGGGACACTTTCCATACCATTTTTAGCGGTGATCTCATGAGTCGCCCATTTTCTCGCGGCTCCCTCTCTGGCTAATAGCACCCGTGATGGCGTGATCATCCAGTAATATTTCCAGTCATCTTTTACGCTATCGAGAATATCGCGACACAAGCGGCCACCAGAATTATAGGAAGTGGCAAAACGCGGCAAGTCGGAAAAGTCACCAATCACTTCAACATCAAGGCCAAAAGCCGCGGCGACATCTTTGAGCATTTCAATAGCAGGCGTATTCGCCCCCCAGGTTTTAAATATCGTGGTATTCCATGCCAGCCCAATCGTGCGGCAATATAACCGCAGGCAGGTATTTACCCCTTCTTTGACCACTTCGACATTGTGAATGCGTCCGCTGAATATCGTGCCGATGTTGTCGCCATAACCGGCTTTTAATATCAGGTTGCCATAACGTTTTTCTTTGTCGTCATAGCGCTGGATCAAGGCGCGGGTGCGCGCTGAAATGCCGTATAGAGTAATTCTGGCGGTGGCATCGACATTCTGCGGGGTATTATCGACAGCAAAACGGATCTCTAATGGCGGCTGATAGGTAAGTTCATCACCACTCACCGGGGTAATGGTCAGTAAGTAATTACGGCCAAAATAACTACTCATTATCCGGGTACCATGCCAGGCGATTATTAATGCCAAGATTGGCTATAGTCGGAGTATCACCGGCTAATATCAGCGGGCCAATATCGGTATTAAGTCCCGCCAATAAATTAACGCCAATATGCAAAGCACGCCCCAAAACTACCGGCTCGCCCTGTTCATAAATATCGACACAGAAATAATTAAAACGGGTGAGCCAGTGCAAACGAAAAACCAGATAGTGATTATTTAATTGCACTCGGAAACGCTGCACCGCGTAACCATTGTTTAATGGGATAATCTTCATTACGTGGCCTCGACAAAAACTTCACCAAATGAGTATTCACGTTGCCCCTGAGTGGCAGCACTATCGCCATAGGGTAAGTTGTCATTGGTTTCAGCAACGGTGTCGTAAATAATATTGAGCTGCAACAGTTCAACCACAATCTCCAGCCCGCCCTCATTCTCTTTTTTCAATTGGGTGCGGGTATTGGTGATCAGGCAATTTTTATAGGCCGCCCCACGGCTGGCCACTAATTCGAACGGCGTATGTGAACGCTGTAATTCACGCAATTGCTCGAGTAAATTTTGCGAACGGGTTGAGCGCGATTGTGATCCCAGGCTGCCGGAATACAGACTGGTGCCAACCGAAGCAGCCACCCCAGCCAGCGCCGCCGCCCGACCAGAAAGCAAACTGGCCGCCATACCAGTAGTGATACTGGCACCGGCCCCCAGTAGCCCGGCAATGCTGCTATCTTGCTGGGCCAGCAGTTCACGAAACCAGTTATCAGACACACCGATAATCATGGTTAGCGCCAGCGCGCGCGTCACCGCGTTATCGTGGGCGGTATTGGCATCTTCCAGTGGGAACTCACTGACATCAGTACGCAGCTCGCTCGACTCTTCCAGTAATGCATCAAAATAGAGATTGCCGATTTTCGGTCGGTTACGGGTAAATAGTCCGGTAATAGCCATCAGTAGTGCTCCGTATGCATCATGTCGCGTGCTTGCTGGGCCAGTTGAGTGGTGGCCTGTAGCACCCCGTCACGGATGGATTCACTATCACCGCCCACGGTACCCACATGGATAATATTGTGTTGTTCCAGTCTGACATCACCACGGGGCGCGGATGCGGCAACTGATTGCATGGGGGTGGTTTGGCGGTCGCTGTAGCCCTGAATCTCTTCCCATGAACGTTTGGGCTGGGCGTAATTTGATGAAGGTAGCGAAGCCCATACACCGCCAAGCCCGCTGGTGGCATCAGCAAAATTCCCGTTCGTCACATTTTCTAGCTGACCGGCACGTTGAATAAGAAACAGCGCGGCGAGATCCTGACTGCGCGGTGAAAAGTCGGTCAGATTAAGCGCTTGGGCGGCATCATCCCAAGAGCCGCTGGTGAACTGATAACGACCGGCAGCCGAGGTTTTATTTTTAGTGCCGTCTGTTTGGGTGAACTCTTTTAATTGCCGTGGGTGGTCGCTGTTGTCATAGAATTGGTCGCCACCAAATATCGTGTTATAGCCAGAATTGGCATAACTGGCAGTTCCCTCGGCTTTGGATAGCACCTCCAGATACTGGCGAACGTTCGGATCATCAACCAGATTATTAAGGTCGCTGCTATCACTGGGGTAAGGCACACCGGGGTTATTTTTAGCCCAGTTCTGGCGTTTAAGCGCTTCGGGATTACTCATGGCTTTGGCATCGTCGGAACTGGTGAAAATATTGCCAGGCGTCAATGCCGCCGCCGCGCCGATGGTAACCGGATTGACCAGCAAGCGTGACAACCAGCCGCGCCCACCAGCAGCACCTACGGGTGGCTTACCACCGCCAGGCAACATGCCGCCTACAAACTTTAATGCACCAGCAGTACCGGCCAGACCGGCCGCAGTCAGAATCGCTTTTGAGACTTCGGGATTTTCTTTAATAAACTGATTAATACTTTCTAATATCGCATTGATGATTGGCAGTAAGTCGCCACCCATTGAACGGGCCAGATTGTCAAAGTTAGTCGCCAGATCCGCCATCTCTTTATTAAACTCATTGGCTGAGTCAATAAGCTTGGGATCGAGCGGTTTATATAACTCTTCAAAATTTTTCAGTGAGGCATTAAGCCCCTTGCTACCGCCTTCCAATAAGCGGGTAAAAGGATCATTATCACCGCTGCCAATTCCACTGCGCAGATTTCGCCGCTGGTCATTATCCATTTTGCCATAAGCATCTATAAGATACTTGAGCGAGTCCATACCGGTTTTATTGGCAAATTCCGTCGGGTTAAATGCACCATTCCAATAGGCTTTGTCGCCTAACTCCCCTTGTCTGGCACGCTGTTGCAGGTCAGGGATTTTCTGCACAATCTGATTCGCCGCATCCGGACTAAGACCAAGACTGCGCATCGCATAACGTAGGCCGTCAATCTGCTTAACGGTAAAGTTGGTAATCTTACTCAGCCTGTCCATTTCTAATACTGAGGCAGATAAATCAGCGGTCAGGGCTTTTAACCCAACACCGGTACCGGCTGCGGCGGCCAGTTGCAATATGCCGTCTTTAATTCCTTTAACGGCATCATTGGCGGTTTGAAAGCTCTTTGCATCTGTTTCCAGGCCAAGGGAAACCAATAGAGAATCAATTGTCTCTGACATGGAAACCTCATTTTTTAGGTATAAAAAAACCCGCGCAGTGGCGGGTTTGATACTCGTAGGAGTACTTATAATGGTGTTTACTGTAACAATCAGTTCGTCACAGTCACCATGACGCTATTAGAAGTCATAATCATTAATGACTTCTAGCAATTGCTTATTCTCTTGGTATTTGGTGCTTAATTTTTTTTGCAATTCAGTTACTTTAGGGCAAGTAACATTGACTTCTTTCTCTATGGTAATTTGCCGTTCTTTGGGGATTGATGAGTCCCATTCGCCAGCAAGATATTGGCATTCATCTGCTATTTTTAAAAACTCGCTAATATCAGCCGGGTATTTTTCAGCAGCATGGGAGCATCCAAGTAAAAGAATAAATGGTAAAATAAAAACAATCATTTTCTTCATATTATCTACCATCTGTAGACCAATGAGGCCTATCTTTGGAACCACCATGGTATTTTATAATACCAAAACTTTTTCCTACGGTATGGAGTTCTGTATTCATCCCATCTTTGGGAAAAGTCTTAATTAAGACATCTTCCCCTTTTTTATTTTTTATTTTTAAATCTCCCATCCATGAGATATTCATATCTATAGCATTGCCTTCGGTATGTCTGCTTTTTAATGATGGAGCAACATTAAGTCCTGTCATACCGTACGCTCTTACCATATCCTGTGCGGCTTTAATGCTTTTCGCAGTGTCTATACTGCCATCGCTCTTTTTATGTGCCCATTGAATGCTGATACCGGTTTTTTCCGGTACATCTTCAGGCTTGGCAAGGTTTCTTGATATTTTCCAAGACCAATGCATCAAATAAGCCCTTTCAGGCGGTCTTAATGTTGCTGATATAACAATTGTCGCACCCGACTTTGTTAATTCAGATATAAAGTTGTCAACACTTATTTTAAATGACGGGCTTAATGATTGGGTTGAAGCACTTCCCTGAAAACGAGAAACCCATTTTTCTCCACTGATTTCTTTCATTCATAATATCCTTATATTTAATATCCATAAAGATAGTATGTATTACTCTTTGAATTTGCAATTCATTTACATTATAGGCGATGCAGAATAACGGTCTATTGCTAACCCAACCCCCTTTCCACCACCGCCGCAATCTCATCCAACACATCATGCATCAGTTGCACATCATCAATGGTGTAAGTGCCATCCAGCATATCAGACCACCTCGCCAGCGGCGGGCAGTGTTGCCCGGCACCGGCGCAGGGTCGCCATAAAAACCAGTCTACGCGGGAGGGTGCTGCGGATTGTTTTCCGCGCTTTTTCCCTCGCCGCTGAGTTGCCAAAAAGGGCCGATATTTTCCCTCAGTACCTGCCCCAGCAATACCAGGTAATTATGGGCTTCATCCTGGAACAGGTTTTCGCCCACCGGGATGTTATCGGATTGGCGAACGATACTACCGCTGTTAAAACACAGCTCTTTCAAGCGGTTTAAGCTCATCGTATCGACAGAGGCCAAACTAGCTGCCATACCCATTGCGGTGACATTGGGATTGATCGCTGGTAACAAACCAGACTTAGCGGCGATTTGCAGCATTTCCACCTGATCTCTGGCTGGCGATGTTGCCCCGCGAAAAAGGGTGTCACCGATCACGACTTCAATTTGACGCCCCATAATTAGGTTTCCTCTGAGTCAGCAAATTCAAAAATAAATTGTTCATCCGATACACCGCTTTTCCCGGCGCGGGTGGCTGAGCCACGGTTAGTCATGATGCCGTCGAACCCGGCAAAGCGTTCATCGGTGCCGGTCTGTGAAAAGGTAAAAGTGGCATCAATGCCGGATTTCTCCACCGCCAATAACTGCCGCGCCTGCACCGAACCGGGGATCAGGTTGATGGTCAAACGTTTGGCGCGGGTTTTATTGTCCAGCCGTACTGACGTGCCGCCGATACTGCGTTTTAGCGCGGCGCGGGGTTCTAAATCTTCAATGGTGATCGGTGGGTCGGTATCACCAAAATCATCAATCGGGATACCAAAGACTGTGAGGTTAGAGCCGTCAGCGCCGTATCTGTGCATGGTCATAAGGGATTACTCCACGGTGGCATTGATTTCAGCGATATGACCGGCACGGCCTAAAATCACTAACAGGGTGGTTAACGGGTAAACGCGCTTTTTGCGTTGGTCGGAGGTCAGCGCAAGGACATCCTCAGGGCGCGAACGGATGACAAAACCAAAATCAGCCACTTTAGTCACGCCATCGTCAGGATCAACATAAGAGCCGGTACCGAGCACCCCGTTATTGAAAAAACGTTTGCAGGTAGCGGCAATCGTAGACAGCAACCCGTCATAGTCGCGTGGTGTCAGTGCGCGCTTGGTGCCGACATTAGCAATGTAGTTGTAGCCATCCACCTGAATATGGTTTTTCAACACATCCAGATTGACCACATCATCAATAAATTCGCCATAGGACGACATCGATTTACTGTTGATCACCCGGCTGTTATCAATTTGCCCGGCCAGTTCAATTTTAGTGAAAAACACCGCGTTCTTGGCTTTTAGATAATAATCCAGTGACACCGACACGCTCAGCTAAACCGGTGGTGAAACGTGAGCGCCTGGAACTGGATCAGTATCTCGCTATTCGTGAGGTCGCTGACACATTACCGGCGTGGTTCGGGTTATCAATGGATCTGGCGCTAGTCACTGGCCAACGCCGTGAGGATTTATCTCTGATGCGCTTTGACCAGATTGTTGATGGCAGATTACAGATAGACCAAGGCAAAACCGGAGCCATGATCTCCCTGCCCTTAGATCTTGAACTTAAAGCCGTTGGCCTACGCCTTAGCACCGTGATTGAACAATGTAAATTAGCCAGTAAAACAGACTTTATGATAAGTGCTGGCATCAGAAAAAATAGCCCTGACGGATCACTACATCCAGATAGCCTGACAAAGAAATTCGTAACGGCGAGAAAAGGAACAGATTTTCGTTTTGATGAGAGTCCGCCAACTTTTCACGAGATCAGAAGTCTGGCTGGACGATTGTATGAAAAGGAAAAAGGTAAAGAATTTGCGATGAAACTGCTGGGGCATAAATCGGAGAAGATGACGAACAAGTATCTTGATACGAGGGGTAAAGAATACGTAATGCTATAAAAGACCGAATATCAGATTTCGATAAAATTTCGATAAACCACAAAATTCACCTTTAAAATCAATGACTTAAAAAGAGACCGAATACGATTCCTATATTCGGTCTAGGGAAATGGCTCTTGGGAGAGAGCCGTGCGCTAAAAGTTGGCATTAACGTAGGCTTGTTCAGCCATACTCTTTAAGAGTAGTCGAGGACATGTGTTTCGCCAACTTAGCAACAGAAGTAATTAATAACGGTTGCAAACTAATTTAAATGATACAAATTAGCCTACCAGTTAAGAAAGGTAATTATCTGTTAAATAGAAAATAAAGGCCGTAGCGATGCTCAAGTTGTCGTGCTTACTTTTCGCATAAAGTCATCGCACGCTGTTGGAAAGGTAGCAAACTCATCTTTTGACCAGGGTTCTCGCTATCATCTAATAATAAAATATCTAGCGGTTTCGCAAGGACATGGCCTGCTTTCATTTGTTCAGATGCAACATCATTAAGTGGATATTGCGCTAATGTGCTGGGATTTATCACAAACAAAGCTCCCCCTGAGCGGCATTCCAACATCACCTCTTCTCGGGTAAATGCCCATTGTTTGCCAAATTCAAACTTACTGACAGTCACTATTTTCCCAGCGGCAAAAGCATTCACGGATAACATCAGTAACGATAACGTCAGCACCAAACCTTTCAT